ATGCATATATGAATATTGATAAATTGCGTGATTGTGATGTTGCATACACATTAGAGTTAATTGTTAAAAAAATAGTCATTGATGATTTTGAAAAAAAAATAAACCATAAACCAAATGATATTTTTATTTTTGAGTTGGAAAATAACCTAGATCATGAAACTTGCATTAATATTATTGAACGATTTGAAAAAGATACTAGAATATATCCAGGTGTTACAGGAGGTGGTGTAAATTTAAATGTTAAAAACACAAAAGATTTGTTTATTTCTACTTTGAAAGAATGGTCTGATGTAGATAAAATTTTATGCCAACAATTAAATATTGGACTACAAAAATATCTAAATGTTCTTAGAAATATGTGCGACCATTTATGGTTTGATTCCAGTATTAAAGACATCGGTTATCAGGTTCAAAGATATAAAAAACGTGACGGTTTTTATAGTTGGCACAACGATTTTTTAACCTACCCTAATAATGATTATAGAGTCATTACTTTTATTTGGTATTTAAATGATGTTAATGAAGGCGGTGAAACTTATTTCTTGAATGGAAAAATAATACCACAAAGGGGGAAACTAGTTTTATTTCCTGCTACGTGGAACTATCTTCATAAGGGAAACATGCCGATTTCTAACGATAAATACATTGTTACAGGGTGGTTTTTGTATAATAAATAAAGACTTATGTTTTTATTATGTATGTTAATACTATATATTTATTTATTACATTAATTGCGCTTGAATTAGTTGTATTTGTATTTACCGTTCCGTTAAGATCTATAGTAGCATCTGTTGTTGTTGAAGGAAGAGTATTTGAGTTATTTGCATTAACGTATAAACCGCTGCCTTCATACGAGTTGGAAGATGGATCTGTATCATATACATATTTTGTATTACCTGTGTTATCGCCAAAATTTAAACTATGTGTGTGATTTCCTATTGAAAGACTTCCTTCGGCGTGTGTATGCGATGGCAAATTATTATTAGTCAATTGTATTGATTGAACTCCACCAGTTGAACCTATAGATGGCCCCATAGATGACCCCATTATTGGAAAATACCCATTTAAATTTGGAACATTAAAATTGGCTCCCGTTGCCCCATACGTATTACCAATTATAGCAAATAAATTTGCATACGTTGTTGTAGAATAAGATAATCCATCACACAATAAATATTCAGGTGGGGCCGCATTTGATGAATATAATAAAATACTACCTGTTTCAATAACTTGGCTCATATACTAATATTTGATATAAAAAAACATCTTTAAAAAAGGGTTTGTTATATTTATAGGAACTGCATTTGAAGTATTAAATCCTGTATCTCCAGATACAGATGTGGCACTTGAATTGCCCGTAGTCAAATTCCCATTAAAAGTGGATTTAGTAATATTTTCTAAACCCGTTTGATGAATCAAGCCTGCTTGTCCCACATTACTAGTATCAGGATTTATATATGCAGTGTATTGATTACCCGAGTTATATGTTATGTTATGACTATGTGTCACTTGATATGATGATGTATTTACATTATGACTGTGTTGAGGCAATTGATTTGCAATTAATGTAATGGAATTTGCACCAGAAATTGTTCCTAAAGTTGAATTTAAATCCATATATCCACGACAATCTTTTAAATTTGGGACATTAAAACTGGCTCCCGTTCCCCCATACGTATAACCAATTATAGTAAATAAATTTGCATACGTTGTTGTAGAATAAGATAAACCATCGCATAGTAAAAATCCTTCAGGAATAGTAGATGGATTATAAGATAATGGTATTATTACGCCACATGGGATATAATTTGTCGCCATTAATACATACTAACAAATAAATATATTTTTACTATCATTTATTTTCCAATATTTGGACACGTTTTTTTAGTTCCTGGATTTCTTTTACTAAAACGCCGATTAATCCTATGTAATTGAGTGATTGCATTTGTTCTCCATCTTTTTCACCCGACACTAAATATGGAAACTCCTGTTGGACTTCATGTGCGATAAAACCAATGTCATGCTTTCCCGTATTTTTATTTGTATATGTTACCGGTCTTAGCTTATCTACATTGAATGAATCGTCTAGAACTGCGACGTCCTCTTTAATTCGGTAATCTGAACTAGATGCAAATGTGGTTGCTGCGCATGTTCCATTTACTTTTAATGCTGTTGCGCTTGTTCCAGAAGTTGGACCAATTACTGTATCGCCTGTTGTTCCGCTTACTGAAAACTGTGTTACCGAATTATTAACAACATTTAATCCTCCAGAACCTATTGTAGTTAATCCTGAATCTGTGGTTAGCGTTGCACTTCCATTAAGAATAAGACTTTTTCCAGTATCAATTGTTGTTGCTCCCAACGCGGTTGCTCCTGCGGTTGATGTTAAACCCAAATTTGCGGTTATTAATCCATTCGCGTTTAAAGCATTGGTTGTCACCAGGCCAGTAACTCCTAATGTGCTACCCATTGTTACTGCACCATCTAATTGACTCGTGCCAGTTACGTGCAGCGTGTCTATTGTTGCGCCACCATTTAAGCTAGAACCATTATAAACAATTATACCACTATTGAATATAGCTGCCCCAGAAGGACTTGTTTGCATTGCTGTGGTTTGTATGGACCCATCCATAAAATATAGACTGCCTATATGCATTAACGAATTTCCACTCAAATCTATGTGACTTAAACTAATTATTTTTGAATTTTCTTGACCCAAAAAATTACTAATGCCAAGATTTCCGGTGGTTGAATACAAATTTCCGATAATATTATTTTTTGCTGCAAATGTTAAACCTCCGAATTGTTTAAATGACATACTTATAATATACAAATTTTTTAAAATGCGTTCCAGAACCTAAATCTTATTGTAGTAAAATATGTATTCCTTTGTGAGAATACATGTTTTATTCTTCTCTCTACATAACAATAATTATTGCGGTTAAAAAGAAATATCTATGCCTATATTAATGGGGTATAATATTGAGGTCTCCATCAACATGCAGAAACACGGCAATATTTCAGAAATAAAGAAAGAAATCACTGATTTTGCATTGGATTCAAATTGCGACCACTATTATTATCTTTACGAAATGGAAGGGCGATGTAGAATTCCAAGAAACCACTGCATAATTGTGATCAATTTTGATGATTCTGAAATATTCAATTGTGCTTATTTTTTAAAGACATTAAAGAAGAAGAAGGATTTGCACATTGAATGTATTTATGATGATGAAATTGCGTGCAATTTACTGTATGCATCGCAATATTATCTCACCACTATTGAAAAAGACAAAGTCATAAAATATAATAAAAACAAGAGAGAAAGATCGCTCTCGGATAATGATAAGGTAGTCTTAGAACCGGTTATTAAAAAAGTTTGCTAAAAAACTTGGAGACTTTTCCCCTTTTTCTTGTTGTTGCTGTGCGTTTTTTTCGTTTTGTTGTTCCTCTTCCCTTTGAACTTGCTGTCGTATAATGAATTCGCATGGTTTTTGGCGACGGTGTTCTTAATCTCGCATTTTTCTCTCGTTGTGTTAGCTTGGGTTTATAAATTGGGGTTGTTTCAGACGCAAAAGATTCTGGAAAACTAGTTAATTCGTTGTTATTAATGCACGGTTTTGAAAATGGCGACGAGTAATTTTGTCTTTTACTTTGCGAGTCTGGAATATTCAACCTGAATAACATAGGTTCTGGTTCTACTTCTAGTTGTTGGGGTAGTTCTAGTTGTTGGGGTAGTTCTGAAAATGGTGGGATAAAATATTCATCTTCTTGAACACAATCATCATCATCACCCATAAAATCATTATGCAATCGTCTTTCCAACGGTTGATTTACAGTCGGAATACTTAATATATTTGCTAAATCTTCATTATTCAGTTGCATGCGGTATTTATTTTTTTTACCATTGTTTTTAACATCCACCTTAATATTTGCAAGGTTTCCATCATAATTAGCATTCCATTTAATTTCGTTTAAATTTTTATGGTTGTGATTATCTTGAAAAGAAGTTTGGGTAATTCCTTTATTTTTAATATAAGCAGTCGTCATTATATTAAAAATATATTAAAAATATATTATACTTATTAATTTATGAAATCGCTAGATTTTTTGGACGATTCGTTGAAAACGCCATTAGTAATTGCAGAGGATATTGAGACTATTCCTATTAAGAAAACCACTGTAGAATCCTTGTGTGAATATGTAGATGAATTGTTCAGCAAAGTTTTTATGAAAAATTTTTATGAAAATATTAAAAAAAGTAAGTGAATTTTAATGAGTTTATTTTTGAATATTTCAGGAGAAT